TTCAAGACTCGCTACGGCATTGTCAACAACCCATTCGTCAGTGTTAACACTGGTAATTCTGATCCTAACAGCGTAGTAAACTTCCGTAGGAACCAGTATTATAGAATCTTCCGCGTAGATAACCTGCACGGTATCGGACAGACTACTTCTGGTGCAGTCGTAGTATAGTCTGGATAGTAACCAAACTGAAAGCAGAGGAGTCTTCGGACTCCTCTGTTTTTTTATATACATACTTTATGGAGGAAAGTCATGGCTAAAGATGTAACCATAAGCGGTCTGTCTCAATTAAAAGAAAACAGACTAGATAGGAATCCAACAAACACAAACGCTCTACTCGTAACTGAATTTAAGTTCACGATGCAGAGAATACCAACTGTCACTTACTTTTGCCAAAGTGCAAACATTCCAGCGGTGACTGTAGGAAATATAGAGCAAGAGACAATGTTCTCCCCAGTAAATCACCCAGGCGTTTTTAGATTTGAAGATTTAAATCTAACTTTTGTTGTCGATGAAACTATGAAGAACTGGCTTGAAATTTATAACTGGATGAGATCCACATCAAACGCAGAAGACTTCAAAGACTTTGAAACCCAAGATCAACACTTATCAGATGCCACTTTAGTTATTACTAATAGTGCAATGAAAGGCAAGCTGGTTGTAAACTTTAGAGATTGTTTCCCAAAATCTCTTTCTGGTATTGATTTTAATAGTGCCGTTACCGATCCAGAACCAATTGTGGCTACTACTACATTCGGATTCACCACGTACACAATCGAACGTATCGATAATACTTGACACTGCCTCATTCGTGAGGTATAATATTGTTATGAACTTAACTGTTATAAAAACTATGGCATTAGAAGATATGATAATCGATGACACCGAACTGGACATCGAGTCTATCAAAACACCCCAACTACATAACAAATACCTAAACCTATTCCACGACGAAAGACTTCTTCTCGCTAAAGCGGACGATGAGTATAAGAAACTATACAAAGTGAAGTGGGAATATTATACAGGTAAGATTGATCAGGAAACTCTCGATAGAATGAACTGGGAACCTTTTCAATTGAACATTCTAAAGGCAGATGTAGATAAGTATCTCGACTCTGATACTGATCTTTCTATTCTTAGAATGAAGATATCATTTGCAAAGGAAAAGGTAAACTACTTGGAGTCTGTGATAAAAATCATAAACAACAGACAGTGGAACATAAGAAGTGCGATTGAGTGGAGGAAGTTTGTAAGTGGAGTATGATACAAGTTTATTACATGCGGCTTATTTCAAACATGCATATGTTCATGCAATGGCTCACTGTACATGTATAACACAATCTTCGTCATTGATTGTAGATCAACGAGCGGGAATCGTTTTAGTGGCTCCAGCGTTAGATGAAAATGAATGGTATAAAGTAACATCCACGCAAAACCTTTGCTACAAGTCAGCACTCAGAGGAATTCCATTTTATAAATTAAGATTATATTCTCCTTTAGCGCCTACACTCGATGACGCTATTATTATAAGAGAAACTAAGATTGATACCGTGGTATACCACAGAGAGTTTACCGATAAGTACAATAATAAGCGAGAGAGAGAATACAACCCTGTAAAACAAAGAATGCCTGAACCTCATTGGGATCCTCGTGCTACAGAATTTTTAGAAAATAATGATGTGAAAGTGATTGAATGGTCTGGAAAGGTATCAAGCAAGCCGTTAAACCTTATGGTGCAAGGAGAGTCCTTCAATCCATAAGGGTCAAAACACTGATACATAAATGTATGAGTGATTTGTATATCAGTAAAGATAATGCGGTGAATATAAAAATTGATTGCGAAAGAGGTCTTGCCAAAGAACTCTCAGATTATTTTACGTTCAAAGTCCCGGGTCACGAATACATGCCTGCTTTTCAAAGAAAAAAGTGGGATGGGCAAATAAAACTATACAATATTTTTAGTCAAGAAATCTATGCTGGACTTCTTCCTTATGTAATGAAGTTTGCAAAGGATAGAAAATATAGCGTGGATAGTGCTGATAATGTATTTACAGAGAATAAGCCAGTCAACGTAGAAGACCTACGGAAATGGATTGACGAAGGTCTTAAGGTACACGCAAGTGGTAAAAAGATTAAGATTCATGATCACCAGTTGGATGGTATTAGACATGCCATAAGCACGGATCGTTGTCTTCTATTGTCTCCCACGGGATCTGGTAAGTCTTTAATCATATATGCATTGCTCAGATATTATCAGAATGTGATAAACGATGATCGAAAGATATTGATTATTGTTCCCACCACATCACTCGTAACTCAGATGTATAATGACTTCAAAGACTATTCTCAGAAAAATGGTTGGGATGTTCATAAGAACTGTCATAAGATTTATGGTGGTCAAGAAAAGGTTTGCGATCAACAGGTAGTAATTTCAACATGGCAAAGCATCTATAAATTACCTCTAGACTACTTTGAAAATTTCAGTGTGGTTTTCGGTGATGAGTGCCATCTATTCAAAGCAAAGTCCCTAACAAAGATAATGACAAAACTACAGGACTGTCCTTATAGGATAGGAACAACTGGAACCCTCGACGGAACGCTGACACACAAATTAGTCATCGAAGGTTTATTTGGATCTGTATACAATGTAACATCAACCAAGGATCTTATCGATAAAGATCTTCTTTCTAAGTTGAAGATAGATTCCATTCTATTGTCTTATGATGACAATACTAAAAAAGAAATAAAGAAGGCAACGTATCAAGATGAGATTGACTGGGTTGTAGGAAACAAAAAACGAAATGAATTCATAAAGAATTTAGCCACATCTCTCACTGGAAATACACTGATATTATTTCAGTTTGTGGAGAAGCACGGAAAGATACTTCACGAACTAATTAAAGAGGCGAACCCTGATAAGAAAGTTTTCTTTATCTACGGGGAGACTGATATTCAAATTAGAGAAGAAGTCCGACATATCGCAGAGGATACTGATGATGCAATTATTATTGCCTCTTATGGTACTTTCTCTACAGGTGTATCGATAAAGAGACTACATAATATTATATTCGCTTCTCCTTCTAAATCTCGTGTCCGTGTATTGCAATCAATAGGAAGACAACTAAGAAAGTCAGAGTTCAAAGAGTGTGCCAAACTTTATGATATAGGAGATGATCTATCGTTTGGTAAATATAAGAACCACACCCTCAGACATTTCCTTGAAAGAATTAAGATATATAAGTCAGAGGGTTTTAATTTTTCACCCAAGTCTATAAGAATTTGAGGAGTACATATGAATCCATATAGAATATTAAAACTTAGAAGCGGTGAATCGATTATCACAAAGATAAGCGGCAAGAGAAAGGATAAATTACTTCTCAAGAATCCAATGATTATGAGAATAAATACTATTGCAGATCCATTTAGTCAGCTGAGAAGAGAAATACTTACTCTGTCGAACTGGTTAGAATATTCTAGTACCAATGAAGTAGCAATTCCAGAAGATTGGATTGCTTTGTTTTTACCTCCAGATGCTCAAGCGGTAAGGCTGTATGAGGCTGAAGTTAATAAATCAGATGTAGATTTAAAAGAACTAGAAGAACTGATAAAGAAGAAAGAAAAAGAAGAAGAGGATTCAGAAATGAGTCCTCTTGATCAAATTTTTATGTCGTTTTCTATAAATCAAGACATCTTCAAGAAATTAATTGAAGAAGGCTTCTTAGAAGATGAATTGGAATTGGAAGATTTAGAAGAAGAAATCATCGACAACGAAGGTGGTTTCCATGAAGAACTCGAATCAGAGTCGAATCATCGCTCTGGAAAAGAGGATGACTTTGGAAACAGTTGGAATGATTGGTCACAAGACCTTAGAGATTACTTATAGTCCCTTTGTCTTTTGGCTACACAGAGAGTGTAACATGGTTGTCAAGAACAATCAAGAGAAAATTCCTGAAAATACTTTACATTTTTAAAATGAGTGATATAATTACGTTATGAAGAAAAAGAAAAAAATAACTGAACACTATGTTGATAATAAAGAATTCTTTGTCGAGATGTGTGAGTGGAAGAAAGAAGTTATCGAAGCAGAGGATCTTGACGAACCTCGCCCACCAATAAACGAGTACATTGGTGAGTGCTTTGTAAAAATTGCAGAGCATCTGTCAAGAAAACCAAACTTTATAAACTACCATTTCCGTGACGAGATGATTGCTGATGGCATTGAAAACTGTCTCATGTATGCACATAATTTCAATCCAGAAAAATCAACAAATCCATTTTCTTATTTTACCCAGATGATATACTATGCCTTCTTGCGTAGAATAGAAAAAGAAAAGAAGCAAAACTATATCAAGTTTAAATTGATGGAACAGGCAGATGATGGCAGTTTCATGAATTGGTATAAAGAGAATTACTTCGAGAAAGAATCAAAGAATGCTTATGCAGAGTTCTTTGAAGTAACGGATAATGATATAGAGAAGTTTACTCCCGCAAAGAAAAAGAAGAAAAAGAATGAAGATATGCCTTCTGAATGATACCCACTTTGGGGCAAGAGGAGATTCGCAACTTTTTCTGGATTACTTCATGAAGTTCTTCGACGAAGTTCTATTTCCTCATCTCAAAGAAAATAACATAAAGACTATTATTCATGCAGGAGATCTTATGGATCGCCGCAAGTTTGTTAATTTTAGTATACTCAAACAAGTAAGAACTAAGATTATGGATAGGATCAAAGATGAGGGTATGGTTTTTCATTGTATTATAGGTAACCACGACATCTATTATAGAAATACCAACGAAGTCAATTCTGTTCGAGAGTTGTTTTCCGATGACATCATCATACATGAAAATCCATCTATAGTTAACTTCGATGGTTTAGATTTGGCTTTTCTTCCTTGGATTAATAAAACAAATTACGATGATTCTATTGAGTTTATAAAGACTGCATCTGCACCAATTCTAATTGGACACTTGGAGCTTGCGGGATACGATGTTCTTCGTGGCGTAAAGTATCGAGGAGAAAAGGGAATGGATCCTGCTTTGTTTCAGCGATATGAAAAGGTTCTTTCTGGACACTTCCATTGTAAACAGGACAAGGATAATATCTACTATCTTGGTACTCAGTATCAGATAACCTTTGCTGATCTCGAAGATCCGAAGGGTTTTCATATACTGGATACAGAGACTAGAGAACTTGAATTCATAGAGAACCCGTTTAAAATGTTTCATACGGTTAAGTATAACGACAAAGAAGGACCGATAGATCTAGATGAATTGGATTTCTCTAATATGAATGGTTGTTATGTTAAGGTGTTTGCCGAATATAAAAAGCACCCATACAGCTTTGATAGGTTTATGGACAAGCTGTACGAAAGTGGTGTTGCCAAAATAACGGTGATTGAAGATATACATGAGAATGATATAACAGACGATGCAATTGATCTGGCTCAAGATACAGTTTCTTTGATCAACAATGAGATTGATACTTTAGAAGAAGTAGATGACAAAGATAAGTTAAAAAGAATTATCAAAGACCTTTACATGGAGAGCCTGTCCTTGTGATAGTATTTAAAACATTATGTTGGAAGAATTTCCTGTCTACGGGTAATTACAAAACCTCACTAGATCTTACACGCCACAACAACAGTCTTGTGTCGGGTGAGAATGGTGCGGGTAAATCAACTATGTTGGATGCACTTACCTTTTCTTTATTCGGTAGATCTTTTCGGGGAATCAACATCCCACAATTAGTAAACTCGATTAACGAAAAAAATTGTGAAGTTGAAATTGTTTTCTCAGTAGGTAACACAGAGTATAAAGTTATCAGAGGTATGAAGCCAAAGAAGTTCGAGATATACAAGGATGGAGTTCTTCTTGATCAGGATGCGACTGCGAAGGACTATCAGAAAATCTTAGAAGAACAGATTCTAAAGATGACGTTCAAATCATTTTGTCAGGTTGTTATCTTAGGTTCTTCAAATTACGTACCATTCATGCAATTGAGTTCTGCTGATAGACGAATGGTTGTTGAGAATCTATTAGACATTGATGTTTTCTCAGTGATGAATACTTTGGTCAAGTCTAAGTTGACGGCGATGAAAGATCAGATTAGAGAAACAGAACACAATCTTGTTCTGACAAAAAGTAAAGCACAGGAAAAACATAAGTTGATTAAGACACTAGAGAAAAAGTCTAGTGACTCTATCGATGATTACAAAGAAGAAATACAGCAGTCACGAAACCAGATCGATGATTTGGATAAGCAGGTAGAAGACTATAGGAAAAAAATTGATGATACAATGGAGACTCTTGGGGAAGACATAACCATTGCTCCTAAAGAATTGATTGGCTTAGAGTCCGAAGAAAAAGAACTGAAAACTAAGATAAAGAATATAGAGAAGAATAAGAAGTTTTACACCGAAAATGATTCATGCCCTACTTGCACACAAGACATTCAAGAACACCATAAGAAAAATGTTCTAGAAGAAAAACTAAAAGAACAAACTGAGATAGAGACAAGTATCGATACACTAACTTCTTCTATTCAGGAAACTGAAAGTAGAGTAAACAAAGTTAACATCGCATTATCTGAGGTTGCTAGTCTTGAGAATAAGATTTCAGAAATTCAGAGTAAGATTAGTGTATCATTACAATACATTGATAAGATGCAGAGAAATATAGACTCGGTTCAAGACGAGGTTGATGATGTCAGTGATACAAAACAAGAACTGGATCAACTTATTGGGGAAGGTAAGGGTTATGTACAAACGCGACAAGAGTTGGTGGAAGATCAATATTCTTACAGCATTGCTTCTACTCTACTGAAAGATAGTGGCATCAAGTCGAAGATTATTAAACACTACCTTCCTATCATGAATAGACTAATAAACAAATACTTGACGGAGATGGATTTCTTTTGCAAGTTTAACTTGGATGAAAACTTCAGCGAGACTATCAAGAGTAGACATAGAGATGAGTTCACTTATCACAGTTTTAGTGAGGGCGAACGATTACGTATCGATCTTTCTTTGCTTCTAGCATGGCGTGAGATTGCTCGAATAAAGAACAGTTTAAATTGCAATCTTTTGATTTTAGATGAGGTTTTTGATTCAAGTTTAGACGGAGTTGGTACTGAGGAGTTTCTTAAGATATTGACAACGTTTGGCAATCGTGCTAATATATTCGTAATCAGTCACAAGTCTGATACGATGACGGACAAGTTCCAGAATCATATTGTATTTGAGAAGAAGAATAACTTTAGCAGGATAAAATGACATGTCTAAAAAGACTTGGTTAAGAGAACGAAGGATGTATTGGTCTGATGTTTGGAAATTAAAAAACGGATGTCAGATATGTGGTTACGATAAACATCCCAAAGCACTTTCATATGATCACCTCGTTCCCGAAGATAAAAATCCTTTGGTTAAAAATGGAGCAAAGGGTATAAAGACAAAAGGTGGTGGAATGTGGCAACTGACAAACCCTAACATTCCATTGCGAGAGATGATTGATGAGTGGAGAAAGTGTAGAATATTATGCATGAATTGTCATATGGAACAACGATACTCTAATTGGAATAGAACGGAAACCAACGCATGAAAGAAATGAAACCACAGTATATTTACAAAGCAACCGTAACAAAGGTAGTCGATGGTGATACCGTTGATCTTCATGTCGATTGCGGATTTAACATCATCCGAAAGGAACGGATTCGTTTCTATGGTGTTGATGCATGGGAGACTAGAGGAGAAGAAAGAGAAGATGGTTTGAAGGCAAAGAAGTTTGTACAGGATCTTTTACCTATTGGTGGTGAGTGTGTTGTCCGAACTGGCAAAGAACGAGGTAAGTTTGGACGATACCTTGGAGAGATTTACATTGATGGGAAGAGTCTCAATGAGATGCTTCTCGAAGAGGGACATGCCGAAGTATATAAGAAGTGATGCCTGATCTTTTTAAATTAACAGCAGAAGATTATTTAGAGATGATTGGGGATTGGGTAGATCCCAATCCTGATCCCATTGTAGAAGACCACATGGGGTTTCTAGTTGTTCGGGATGATGTATTGGGTGGTGGATCTAAGATACGATTTGCCGATTATTTAATTCAATCCCAGCCTCAAATCAAGGAGTGGGTGTATGGCAGTTCTCCTGCTACTGGTTACGCTCAAATATCACTGGCTCATCTTTGTACCAAATACAATAAGAAGGCAGTAGTATTCATGGCAGATCGTGCTGTTGAAAAAAGACACTCTTATCAGTTGCGTGCCATAGAAGAAGGTGCTACAATGCACTGGGTTCCAAACGGAATGCTTAGTGTAACGGAAAAACGAGCGAGAGACTATGTTGCAGACGATCCAAAAACTCGCAGACTTCTTCCTATCGGATTTGATGACGATAGTGTACTATCTAGTATCATTCGTGTATCTAGGAATCTTAGTGTGGTTCCAACTGAAGTTTGGACGGTAGGTTCAAGTGGAACACTCACCAGAGGATTACAACTCGCGTGGCCACGAGCATCCTTTCACTGCGTCTGTGTGGGACATAGCGGTGAGTACGGAGAGGCGACATTGTACAAATCGAAGTACGCCTTCAACAAACCAACCAAAGTCTTACCTCCCTTTCCGTCAGCCCCAACCTATGACGCAAAAGCGTGGGAGTTCATGCTGGATCATGCGTCACCTGGCGCACTTTTTTGGAATGTAGGATCGTGAAATATTATCAACGTAATGATCATCTAATCAATAGTGATGTCAATGTAAACTTCGAGGATCTTCTGGAAATGAAACCGGATGAATTCCGGGAGTGGGTTATTCGTCTTCGTACCGAACTAACCGAAGCGTGGGACACTTACGGATGTCCTCCACGGACAGGTAAAAACGAAGATGATATGATCACCAGTTTCAATCGCATGTGTGAGTTTCCTGTTCATACATTCGAGCGTACAGACGAACTAGGAGACATGGAGAATGATGTAATAATCAATAAGTCCAGACTTGGCGTAGAAGTTGATCAGTTTTTTGAAAATATGTTCAAGACAAGAATCAATTATACCGATAAAGATAATGGACATTCGATTTATGATCTGGTTGCAAATGATGATTATCTAGAGCGAGTGGTAAAGGGAGGTATGCGACACTTCAGACGCGACTCGTTCTACAGTCACGCACTCTCAGCAATCAAACACGACACAAAGTATTCTATTGTTGATGTTGGTAGTGGTGAAGAATGGATTGAGGCTTTCTTTGGTAGTCCTTCTATATTTGAAGGAAAGGACTTCATTCTTGAGGAAGTGAAGATTCGAGATGGTTTGAACTCTGGTTATTTTCAACTGGAGCAAAGTGACATTCTTCAATTGACAAGAGAACAGGTTCTTGACTATAAGGAAAGAGGGTGGTTGGAATATCGACATCATTCGACATTTGATGTTGATAATATGGAGGATGATAAGGTATATTCAATTCGCTTATACACCAAAGGTAAGAAAGTATTTCCTTCGGGATTCAAAGCATTTAGAATTGGATACATACAGCCAGCAGTAAACTTCCCACCCATGACGGCAAAGTACCTATATGAAAGATTTACAGAACACATTAAAGAAGATGGAACGATTAAAATTTACGATCCATCTGCTGGATGGGGTGGTAGATTGTTGGGTGCTATGTCTTGTAGTGATGACCGTTCTATTCACTACATTGGTACTGACCCCAATCCTGATAATTTCTTCTCTGATGGAACTTCTCGTTATTCATATGTTGCAGATTTTTACAACACGAAAACCTACAGAGGAAACCCATTCTTTTCGGAAACGAATTCGTACGAAATCTACCAATTAGGTTCGGAGGTAATCCACGAAAATGAAGATTTTAAAACTCATAAGGGTTCTGTGGATGTGGTATTTACTTCTCCTCCTTACTTCAACAGAGAGGCATACAGTGAAGATGAAAACCAAAGTTACAAAAAGTATGGTTCAACATACGAATCCTGGCGCGATGGATTTCTTGTACCCACACTCAAAACGGCAGTAGAGTGGCTAAAACCAAATCGCTACCTGCTATGGAATATTGCCGATATCCTAGTTAAAGATTCATACCTTCCACTAGAAGATGATTCCAAAAGAATCCTCACGGACTTTGGTATGGAATATAAGTACACGGTTAAGATGGCATTAGAAGGAATGCCGGGGCAGAATCGAGTTGGAGAAGATGGCAAGCCTAAATGTAAAAACTATTGCTCAGTTGAAGGTCGATACCTGAAGTATGAACCCGTTTTTGTTTTTTACAAACCCGCTTGACAAAGTATTAATATCTGGTATAATTACACCATGGCTAAAAGAAAAAAGAAAACAAAAAAGAAAGTCGTCAAGAAAGCTGTTATGAAGATTGTTAAAACGTGGGATGATGGGGACAATCCTATTGGGTTGAATCTTATTTCTCCGATGTCTTACGAGAGATATATGAAGCAGGGTCTTGAGATCATATCAAAGCATCTTTCTATGCGTACGTACAAGTTAGCTCCAAAGGATGAATATCCTACTTTTGAACGAGGTAAAGATCTTCGTGTTCAGATTTGGTGGGACAAGAATTATCTCAACTATGAGTTCATAATTGAGCAACCATTTTGGCTACAATCAAACAGAAATAAAGAAGATAGAAAGTATATGAGACACTGTGCAAATGTACATCTCAAGAAAGTACATGATTCTTGGATGACTAGTAAAGCAAAAGCAGAAAAATCAAAATCAAAATCAAAAGGAAAAAAGAAGGTTAAAATTTAAAGATGGCTAAGAATACAAAAAATCATAATAGTGAAAGTGAATACTTGGGAGAACCTTATGAAGATGGTAATCGAGGTATTCGTAGAGAAATGAGAAAGTCCAAACGAAAGCGGGATAAGCAGATTGTTCGTGACATGATGCTTGATCCTAATAAAGAAGATAATGAACTTGAAGAAGGAGATTGGTGAATGACTGTGGCTAACAAAATCACATTTACAGAAAATACTTTAAATGTTCTTAAGAACTTTTCTGGTATCTGTTCTAATATTCTCATCAAGCCGGGTAATACTATCCGCACAATGTCTACCATGAAAAACATTCTGGCAGAAGCGTCAATCGAAGAGGACTTTGATAGAGAGATTGGTATCTGGGATCTGAATCAGTTTCTTGGAACTATCTCTCTTATGGACAATCCTGAGTTTGAATTTGAAGATGGTTACGTTGATATCTCTGGGAACAATGGCGCAAGTGTTCGGTATTACTATTCAGAACCTACTGTCCTGACAACTCCGAAACAATCAATCTCTATGCCAGAAGACATCGCTATTCAGTTTCAACTAAAACAGAAAGATCTTCTTGAACTTCAGAAGGCTTCCTCGGTTCTTGGTCTGAGTGATCTTTGTGTGCAGTCTACAGGTGATTCTTTGGAGATGGTTGCAGTTAGTAAAAAGGTTCCGAGTTCCAATACGTATTCAGTTGACATGGGTGAGTTAGATGATACCACTCCAATGTTCAAGTTTTACTTTAAAGTTGAGAACTTGAAGATGCTCACTGGTGATTATGATGTTCAAATCGCAAAGACAAGTGTTGCTCAGTTTACCCATAAGACATTGGATCTTACTTATTGGATTGCCCTCGAATCTGATTCTACTTACAACGGCTGAGGTGAATGATGCAAGAGTATCTCTGGGTCGAAAAATATCGACCCATGAAAATCGATGATTGTGTTCTTTCGGAAACAATCAAATCTACATTCATAGACATGGTGGATTCTGGCGAAAGTCAGAATCTACTTTTGTGTGGTGGACCGGGTTGCGGCAAGACAACCGTTGCAAAGGCTCTTTGTAATGAACTTGACAGTGAGTTTATTATGATCAACTGTTCTGAAGATGGAAACATTGACACTCTTCGTACAACCATCCGAAACTTCGCTAGTACAGTTTCTATGTCCGGTGGTAAGAAGGTTGTAATTCTAGATGAGTTTGATTATTCAAACGCACAGTCTACACAACCAGCACTCCGTGGTTTCATTGAAGAGTTCTCAAAGAACTGTCGTTTCATTCTGACTTGTAACTACAAGAACAGAATAATCGAGCCACTTCATTCTCGATGTACTATCGTTGAGTTTAAAATTCCAACGAAAGAGAAGCCGACTCTCGCCATGGGTGTGATGAAGCGGATCAAGTACATTCTTGACAATGAGAATATCAAGTATGAGGAGTCAGTGCTTGCTCAACTGATCATGAAGCATTTCCCAGATATCAGACGGATTCTGAATGAACTCCAGAGGTATTCTGTGGGTGGTGTTATTGATGTTGGTATTCTTGCCAACTTCGGGGAGATCAGTCTCAAGGAACTGGTTGGTTTCATGCGGAGTAAAGAATTCTCTAAGGTAAGATCTTGGGTTGTTGATCATATGGACAATGATCAGACTCAGATATTCCGTACAATCTATGAAGGTCTTTATGATAATCTAAAGGGACATACGATCCCTGAAGCGGTTCTCATTTTGGCTGAGTATCAGTATAAATCTGCTTTCGTTGCAGATCAAGAAATTAACATGGTCGCATGTTTGACCGAAATTATGATGAGGTGTGAATTCAAATGAGTGGAAAGTTTTATCCATCTAGAGGAAAAGTTGCTATTCAAAGGTTAGAAAATAAAGAAGAGACAAATTCTTATGGTATAATCTATGAAGCAAAGGACAACCAGCAGTATGTCAAAGGTAAGGTTTTGTCAATTGGAGAGCCAGGTAGATATAAATCAGGTGCATTCAGAACCCTCGATTGCTCTGAGGGTGATGTTGTCTATTATGACAGACTACAGGCCATGGGTGTTAATGCTTATGAAATTGTTCCTTATGATGCCATTTTGGGGGTTATTCTAGATGAACCTGAGTGAGTACCTGAACTCTATTAATCACAGCAAGGAGAACTTGATCCGTGAGGGTAGTGAGCGTGAGGAGAAATCCTATGCGCCATTTGTTATTAATAGATGTCTGTCTTACTTTCCAGATACAATTTTTTTGGTGAACACGGTAAATTCAGTACCGAACATTGAGAAAATCTTTCATTACGAATATCTCCTACACTCGGTACGAAAGAGAAAGAGATTCAGTAAGTGGTTGAAGAAGGAGGCTAGAGAGGAGATCAGTTGGATCAAGGAATACTACAAAGTATCCACCAAAAGGGCAGAAGAATATGCTGATATCCTCTCGGATGAGCAATTACAAGATATCAAAGGTAAAACAATATATGGAGAGAAAAACAAATAAACCTACATAATTTGTTAGTTATGGAGGTTTTTGATGCAAAATATAGAATTGAATATATCAGATTTGGTAGAAGTTACTTTAAACGAGGATGATGACTTTCTTAAAGTGAAAGAAACTCTAACCCGAATGGGTGTCTCCTCTAAGACAGAAAATAAATTATTTCAGTCTTGCCATATCTTACATAAGAGAGGTAAATATTACATTGTCCATTTCAAGGAATTGTTCGCCTTGGATGGTCTTCCCACTGATATAACAGAGAATGATATAGGCAGAAGAAATACTATAACCACTCTTCTTGATGAATGGAATTTAGTAAATATAGTAGACAAGAGTCAAACAGAAAATCCAATACTTTCTCTTGCTCAAATTAAAATTATATCATATAATGACAAAAAGAATTGGGAGTTAATACCCAAGTACCACATTGGAAGGAAGAAGTGAATGTCTGATTTTATTATTAAGTTCCCTACCAGAAGTCGCCCCGAAAAATTTAAGAAGGTATTTGAGAAGTACATCGCATATCTCTCAGGACAACATAGTGTCAAGTTTATTGTTACTATGGATGAGGATGATGATACTATGAATACTCCTGAGATCAGAGAATGGTTTGATTCTCTGACTGTTCCTAATGGAAGCATCAAGTATAACTATGGACAATCTAAGACTAAGATTGAAGCCTGTAATGCTGACATGGAGGGGGAAAAATGTGAAATCATTGTACTTGCTAGTGATGATATGGTTCCTTGCATTGAAGGATATGATGATATTATCGCAAAGGGATTTGATCAGTGCTTCCCTGATTATGTTGGTGCGATCAAGTTCAATGATGGTCTTAGACCAAAAGAAGATCTCTTGATGACTCTTACCGTCATTGGATATCCTCTGTACGAATGTCTAGGTAATTTATACCATCCAGAATACGAGTCAGTATATCCTGACAACGAACTAACTACGGTATGTGCAAGATTAAATCTGCTAGCCATTTCTCCTACTTGCATCATTCGACACGAGTGGGTGCAAGGTACTCACTCCGAAGCCGATGAATTGCATCAGCGTCAAGAGAGTGTCAAACAATATGCCAAAGACGGAGCGATCTTTAAGAAGAGAACGGAACTGGATTTTGAAATTGAGGGCCTCAGGAATAAGTTGCTAGAAAATGGATACATAAAAGAACAAGCAACCGTTTGATGATAGGTATATATTATGAAAAATGTTATAGCATTTTCCCTATGGGAAAATACACCTTCGTTGGTGAAATCTGCTAATAAGAATATAAAGTTGGCAAAGCATCTATTCCCCGGATGGGTGTGTAGATTCTATGTCTCTTCTGATATTCACAAAGAAACAGTAAATAGTCTCAACTCTCACAACAATACTGAAGTTATATTAATCCAAGAGCAAGGAACTCCACTCTCTTCTCTCTGGAGATTTGAAGTTGCTGATGATGTAACAGTTGATAGATTTATAGTTAGAGATGTTGATCGTCTTCTGATTCGGGAGGAGGTCCCCCTCGTAGAGGAATGGCTCGAATCTGATAAAATCTTCCACATCATCCGTGAGGAAAACCAATTGTCTCCCATGGTTCCGGGTCTTTGGGGAATGAATTGTGGTAAAATTAAAGGTATAAAGGAAATGGTTGAGGAGTTTATGAAAACTGGATATCATGATGATTCAGTTGGAGTTGATCAAGCGTTTATGTGGGCTGCAATAATTCCTCTTGCACAGATGAGTAATCATTCAAGTTTTTTGGAAGAGGAAACGATTAACTCATGAGAACCTACTCGACCTTATCAGATAAAAATTATGTGAATCAGGGTAGAGCTTTATTTAAGTCTTTAGTTTCTCAATCCTCTGAACCCTTCGTTCTTTATTATCTTTGTTTGGATGATGAGACATTTGATTTTTTCTTGGGACATGATTGCAGAATCATTCCCATTAAGTTAGAAGATGTTGAATCTGGTAACAATAAGTTAGCAAACTTCAAGATCACTAAACCATATAACGAATATTGTTGGGCTTTGGCTTCTACATTCTGTCTTCATTTATTAGAAGACACGGAAGTAGATTCTGTTTTATACATTGACTCTGATATTTACTTTTATGAAGATCCTAAACTATTGTTTGATGAAATAGGAGATAAGAGTGTTGGTATAATCAGACACAGACACAATACTTCACTTTCTGTTGATGGTGAATATAATGTCGGTACTATATTCTTCAAGAAAGATGAAGCAGGACTCGGGTGTCTTCGTTGGTGGAATGATGCCATTCTTCTTGGAACAAATCCAGAACTGGGAACCTGTGGGGATCAGAAATATCTGGAGGGATTCATTCCTCGGTATGGTGATGCTGTATGTGTCATAGATGAAACTATAGCACATGGCGCACCTTGGAACTTCCGCTTGTATGTCTATGATTATTACCACGAAGATGGTACTGTGATCTGGGGAAACAAAAGACAGCCACTAGTCTTCAACCATTTTTCTAAGTTTAGTTTTACTGATGATGGTAGAATTTGGCCTGATAAGAATTGGTACACACCGCATACTCTAGGAAATGCGGTGTATACTATACCAGCAGTAAACCAAATGTATGTTAACTACGGACAAGTATTGAAGGATCTTTCATGAATGTAATGATCACGGGGTGTGCTGGATTTATTGGTAGTCATG